GTACTCCACCTCTGGCGGAGGGGGGGGGCTAATGCCGGGGGGAGCGCCTTTCCGACCACCAGAGCGTCCGCCTGGCTTACGCGCCATGCGAGCCTCGTTCCAGAATCTCATGACATGACCGACAACATGCCACGAGGTTGCGAGGGTCGAGCCTACCCTCCACGCTGTCGTTCCATTTGATCTTGTGATGCACTTCCGTGGACGGCTTGACCATGCAGACCTCGCAGAGCGGCCTATTCGCCCGCAGGGCGCGAGACACGCGTTGCCATGGCCTTCCCTTCCCCTTGCCCGTGTGACCGCTCCTAGCGCGTTCTGGTGGCTTCTGCGCCCACTTGTTGGTCGGCTCACTCCGCATCGATCACCTTCAGGTATGGCTCGAGGCGGTTACGCATCAGGTCGTCGTCGTGGTAGCGCCACATGGCCAGCCAATCGGCGCGGTCCTGGCGCATCAGGACGAGCGGGATGGCCGTTCCGACCATGTCCCGCTCGGCCTGGCGCATGAAGCTCGAGACGAGGTTGTGGACCGTTGCGTGGAAATATGGCGGATGCCCGCCGATGAGGACGCGGCGGAGGTTGTGAAGCCGGCAGTAGAAAAGATCGTCGCTCGTCTGGACAAGGTCATGCTCGCCGGCAAGGCGGGTCGGCGTTGCCAGGTATTCGGCGTACCGCTTGACCTCGACATGAACGCCAAGGGTCGGCTTCAAAGGCGCCCAGATGTCGGGCGTCGCGTTGCCCCACCGCTGGGCGGTGCGTTCCCATTGAAGGGTCGTATACCCCTCCATGATGCGACACGCCTCCAGCTCGCCAGCCTTGCCCTTGGCTCGGCTGTTGACAGGCCGAGGCCCGGAGGAACGCCCTCCGGGCCCCGGTTCGCCAAAACAAGTGTTCATGGTGCGTTCTCCCTGAAGCAGTCCCAGCCGCGATGTCGCGCGTATTCGCTTGGTCGGAGTCCACCGTTGGTGAATATCTCGTGGCATAACTCCCGCCTGGCCTTGTCGCGCTCAATGGTGAGGCGTTCGATGACCTGCTGCTGCTCCAAGAGCTTCTTGGTGAGCGGTCCTAAATCGGTCCTGCAAGCTGCTTCCTTCATGGCGCGTCCTCGATGACGGGGTGGATGCCGTGCTGGACAATGAAACCTCGGGGCTCGGTGTCGAGGCCGCGTTTGTCAAAGCCGCCGCCGCACCGCACGATCGTCTGCTCGAGGAACCGCTCCCGCTCGCGCCATGTTTTCTCCCGGCGACAAGCGTCTTCGTGCTGCTCCACAACCATCCCAATGAGCTCCTCGACCACGTCGACGGGGATTGACCCGGTCGAGATGCTGCGCTGGGCGCGCTTGAGCGCCCGCTCCCATGGTTCGCGGATGGTCTTCGGTATCTCGGTCATCGCTTTCCCATCCTTGCCGAGATCGCCTCGGCTTGTAGTTGATCTATGCAGTCCATAACGTCCCGGTAGAACTTGGCTTCCACCCTGCACCGCTCCGCGTATTCACCGTGGCGCGGTGACTGACGGTCGGCAGAGGCTTCCTGGTGCTGCGCCCGCTTGTCCAGCCGGTTGAGGATTCGCTCGACGCTGATCATGCGGCGACCCTCCCGAGTCCGAGGCGAAACGCGAGGACGGACACGCGGTCGCGGACGTCCGTGCCGATGGACTGCAGCTCGAGCGCGAGCTGGTCGTACGGCGGAACGCCGATCTGCCCCCACCGCTCGCCCAGGCGACGCCACCACCTCGCGTGGTCGGTGACTCGGATGCCGAGGTCGGCGAGCTTGCGGAGCGTGACGCGCCGCTGGGCCTCGCAGAGCGTGTCGGTATCACGCGGCACCCAGCGCCTGATCTTGCGCTGGTCCTCCTGGTCGATTCCATCCCATGGCGAAGCCTCCCCCCCCTTGCCGGCGGTAGCCGGCGCTTGGTTAGGTTGGCTAGTTCCTTGGCTAGTTAGAATCCCGCTGCATCTCTTGCCGCATACCGCTGCATCCCTTGCCGCATTGATAGGCACGGCATGCCTACCTACCGCTGCATCCCTTGCCGCATGGACGGGGTCGAGTACGACGCTGTAGGTGAGGGCTTTGGCGCCCCGTTGGGAGGTCTGGATGACGCCCTTCTGGCGGAGCGCCTTGACCACGGTACGGATGGTGCGGACGCAATAGCCGGTCTTGAGGGCGAGCGTCCCCTGGCTCGGGTAGATCCGGGCGCCGTAGTCGATGAGGGCGAGGAGGACGAGCTTCTCCTCGGGCGTGAGGGCTTCGCCCAGGCGGAACACGTCACTCGGGAGCGGCTTGGCCATCCTTGGCCTCCTTTCCCCTCTTGAGCCTTGCTTGCTTGACCTCCGAATCACGAACGATGCAACCTTGCGCCATGTCAAACAACTCCGAGACCCTGTTCATCTGGTCAAGGACTTCCGCTGGCGCGCATCCCTCGTGCATGGCAATGATGCCGTGCCACAAGAACCACGATTCACGTGTGCGGTCGCTGACCTCGGGCCATCGCGCAAAACACGCTCCGCCAGACTTGGTCAACGAACGATCGCACGGCTCGTCGTCGTAGTGACTTATGCGGAATCGCCCGTTCGGCTTCCACTCAATCCGGGCCTTCAACAGCGGGATCTGGTCGTCCATTAGAACGGGATCTCCTCTCCACCCTTGAGGCCCGCCTCGCCGAAGTCGGTGATCGACGGCGCCGGATACTTGGGGTTCTTCGAGGGCTTGCAGGAGAACCAGTACCGCCCGCCGACCTGCATCGTGTCGAGGCCGGCAAGGTCGTTCCACGCCACCAGCTGCTCGCCGCTCTCGAGAACGATCTTGGAGGACTTCTCGTTCTCGTAGATCCGCTCAACGACGCCCTCGAACCGGAGGACGCCCGCCGGCGCCGCCGTGCCAGCCATAGCGGCCTCGGTGCGGGTCGGTGGCACCGTGACGAGCTTCTTCGGCTTGGGCGCCTCCTGGGCGATCGTCGGGGCGCTGGCGACGTTTCCGTCGTCGTCTTCGTCACCGCATCCCCCGACGATCGCCGCCAGCGCGTACCGACGGAGGTAGGTCAGCGCGGACCCCACCTTCTGCTCGGAGGCCGGCATAGGCACGGACACAGAGGACTCCATGAACTGGCCGCTCTCATGCACCAGGCGGGTGAGGAGCGTCAGCGTCTTTTCCGGCCCCGACCCCACCAGCTGCACGACCGCGAGCTTGTGCTTCGCGAGCGCCGGGCGGATCGTCTCGACGTGCGCCGCGAGGCTCGAGTAGCCGCGGGGTGCGCCGAAAGCCGTGTTTGCCTTGTCGAAGGGCGGATTACGCAAATCCGCTTGGGCCGATATCAGGGCCTTTGCAAGTGCCGAATCGAAGGTCTCCATCGCGGGATCTCCCGCGGTGGTCCGTAACTGGTCCCTGCTATGCGTGTTATGTAAAACTGCACCATGCAGTCCACCGCTAGGTTGGAACCGTCATCTGCCACCGCGCTCGCGCATCATATCGACCATCCGGCGGATTGCCATCAAATTTCCCCTACTCTCGGCTTCCCTTTTTGCCACGGTTACACGCCGCTCTACGTGGCGCTTATTGGCACCGATCTTCACCTTCCAATCTGCCTGGACGGACCGAGGGTCCAGCGTGAACTCCCAGACGCCGACGGCCCACCCGTCGCAACGGTACATCCACCACTCGTCTCTTGCGTTCTCTTTCCGGTTCATGGCTCGGCGCGTCCTAGCGTCGATTTCGCGCAAAAGGACGGGCTTCCCCTGGGACTCAATCCGGTGTTTCGTTGGCCTTTTTGCCATTGCCACCGACCGTAACAGGTTCCGGCAAAACGGCATAGGGAAACTTTCCCTTATTGCGGCGCTGGGGCTCCTATGTACCCTGCGTCCCGCTTTGGGAGACCCTGCATGAAAGATCCGTTCTACGGGGCCGCGTGTTTCGTTGTCCCCCTGATCGTCGCTCTCGTCGTCCTGCTGGTCGTGATGCTCATCTGGAAGTTCACCAGGAGCGCGGTCCGGTCTGGCGTCCAGCAAGCCAACGCCGGGACGCCTCGGCCCTTGCCGCCCCAGTCACCGCCGGCAGCGCCGTCCGAGGACTACATCCGCCTCATCGTCCGGGACGAGATCCAACGCGTCCTAGCCGCCCGAGCAGCTGCGAAAGCCAGGCCGGGGTCCAACGGTTGAGCGCCGCTTGCCGACGGGCGCACCCGCACCCCGGTCTCTCCTTAAGGCCCGCCGCCTTCGCAATTGTTGCGACGGCATCGCCAATCCCTTGGCGCAATTCTAGATCCACAACGCGCCGCACCTCGGCAACCTGATCACGGCGTTGCGGCTTTGCCGGACACTCAATGCCGACAAGTTCACCAGCGTCGACCGTAAAACAGCGGACGCGTTCCTCTTGCTGATGCTGGTAGCGAACGCGGATTACGGTGCGCGTTCCAGGAAGATGGTCGCCGGTGGTTTCCATATTGTTGGTACCTCTGCTCCTAAATACCAACTGGGCGCGCACGCAATCCCGCCGGGAAGGGAGCATTCGTGTGGGCTTACATTGTGATATGTGCTAACTGCGGCCGGGTATTCACACTTCAGAAGAATGTATGCGCCTTCCGCATACAACTCTCCTGGGCGGACCCTGCGCCCGTAGGTACACCGCCATTGACCGTAAACTGTCACCCATTGCTCGTTGGGAACAACGATGCACGAATCGGAAGTCGGCTCTACCCGTACCACTCTCGGATACTGGAAATAGTCGGAATACGTGAAAACGACGTTGATGAGTGTGCAACAGTCGGTATTGGGGACTGGTTCCTCTTTTCGGCAACGCTCGAAGCTCCAGTACGCGTTGGGACGCACCTGGAATCCGCTGATCGGCCCCTCGTAATCAAAGAGAATGTTTGGTGCACAGTCATTTGGGCCGTAGCCGCCAATAAATACGCCGTCGCAAGTTGGATTTGGACACCAGTTCCACTGTGCAAACAGTTCCGCCGCGTAATATGGTGCAACTTGGTTTTTTATGTTAGCGCAAATAAGATCGCCGCAATCCTCCGGAATGAAGTTTATATTTCCTACGGCCTTTCGTCGGTACCGAGTGCGTCCGCAGCTTCCTGCGATGCAGTTCGGGAATAGGAAATCAGCTGTGCCGTAGATACACCCATCTCCTGCGGCGTCCAAGATGATGTCCGAGACAAGAATCTGAACGGACCAAGTCACCGGAGGATCTGGACACGGCTGGCATGGACTTGGACCGGGGACCGGGTCGTCACCACCGCAACAGCAAAGACCCAGCTTCACCTTTCTGCCTTACCTTTGCGGCAGTAAATGAATCCGGCAACCGCGCCAATGAGGCCGAGCATAACTCCAAACCAAATGGAACCGAGGAGAGATTCAACGCTTGCGAGCATGGGGTTTGGCTTTCTGCTTACGTGCGAAGGTGAGACCGATGGAACAACCGGAGGCAAAGGTGATAGCCATCAGGCCCACCAGCCAGAGCGTGTATTGCCATGGTGCGAGGTTCATACGAGCTTCCAGTTTTTGATTGTGTAGACCAGTGCAAATGCGCCGATCACGACCCCGGCGACAGATAGAAATTTCAGCGTGGAGAAGATCCCGGGCTCCTCGTCGCTTACGTATGCGACGTGTTCTTGCACCGCATCGATGGATGTTTGAAGGCCGTCCAGTTGCTCGCGGGCCGCGTCCATGTGGACGATCGCCGCGCCCACCGCCTGGCGGGCGTCGATGGCCGAATGCGCGATCGCCGCCGTGTGGTTAGTGCAACCGGCGAGCGACAGCGCGAGGATGGCCGCGGCGAGCTTCATGCGATGAGCGACGAGACAAGGTTGCCGCAAATGAACTTGTAGCCAGCCTCGTTTAGATGCTGGCGGTCCGATGTGGCATTTTGAAAATACGACGTTCCGCCGGAACCGGTAAGCAGCTGCGCATATGTTGCCAAATCTGCGCCGTTAACCATGGTGTAGGTCGACGCAAGCGTCGCGGCGCTGGTCCGAATGGTAGTTAGCGTGTCCGGGCTGTTGTTCTGGTGCGAGGTAAGTCCAATGAATCCAAGGTCGGACTCTGGGTAACCCAGAGTCGTCCAGCACGTTTGGCACGTTTCCATATACGCCGCGCAGTCCGCCGCGTACGTGCTGGACCCGGTCCCGTTAATTCCGCCCTGAAACATAACGACCACTCGACCAGTTCCGCCGGCGTTGATCTGGCGGAGGCGCGCCTCCTTCATGTAAGCCGAAACAACAGACACGGCGCCGGATGCATTGCTTGCGACCATGGTCGTAGTAGCTCCGCTGTAGTGGTCCATGCATTGCACCGCGTGACCCTTAACCGCTCGGCTCACGCTTTGGAGCGCCAAGGCGACAGGTCCCGTCACGTTGAAAGGCGACGACTCTGCGTAGCCAAACTTGTATTGAACCCCCGTACGCGCGCTGTTAGCGGCGATCTGAAGTTGCGCCGTTGTCCAAGCGTATGAAGCCGAGTCGCAGGAAACGGTCGCATTACCCGTGGACGAGTATGGTGGGCTGTTCAGCTTTCCAGAGAGCCGGATTGTGCCCATGCCTGGTCCGATCGCATGAACGACTCGGTATGTGAGCGCCTCTCCAACCCACGGGAGGACGGTTCCTGCCCCGTCCACCATGTAGATGCCGCCGATGAAATCAGCCCAGTTTCCGCTGGCAATGTAGCCGTAGTTGAACGGCGACGCATTCGGTTGCATCGTTCCGCTGGTGCGGCGCAACAACGAATAGAGCGCGGCGCTGTTTGCGCTAGTTCCCTTGACGAGCGCGCCGCCCATTGATCCGGTTCCCGCACCGTTGACGGGCTGTTCGTTTGCGTCGATGTAACTATAGGAATCGAACTTCGAAGCGACGCCGTAAAAATTTGCGTTCTCACGACTGAAAGCAGGGACGATCGGGGTGGCGTAGTCGTTGCTTCCCGCTTGCTGGAGCGCGTAGTTCAGGCCATCGCACCACCCCCATCCGCCGTAGTTCGTGTTACTGTCGCCGGAAACGAGGATGTCGACGCTGTTCGTACCAGCAATCGCATCGCGGAGGAATTGTTTCGCCCGAGTCGCCGCGGAATCTCCAGCGGGCCACACGGAATGGATGTATCGGAACTGGCTCATGATGGGCACCTCACGGGATTTGGTTCGGAGAACCAGTAGAGGACGCCTCCGCTGGTCGTGTAGTCCAGGTGCATCTCGACGTAGCCGGTCAGCTGCGACGTGGTCCATCCGGACGCGCCGTAGATGCTCCCCACGGGACCGATGCTTGATCCGCTTGGCTTTGGGCTTCCATCAACCTGACTGCCGTTGTTTCGCAGTTCGCGGAGATTGATTGCCGTCGTACCTTTTCCCCATGTGCTAGAGAGGAGCGTATCCGGCTCTCTGTTTGCGGTAATTCCAAACGGTTCGAATGTATAAATCCACCGATCGTTTCCGATTGAAGTTGCCGCGGTCAACTTCGCCAGCCACCGCTCCGGGACGCTTCCCTGGACGATCTGACGCTGCGCCCATTCGATGCCTTCGGCATTTGCCGAGACCGCCTGGGCAGACTGCGTCCACCCGTTGCAAACGAAGCGATTTGCCTTGCCGAAGAGGCCGGACTCGAAGATGGGAGTCTGGTAGCTCATGGGTAGGTGGGGAGAGGGGAATTGATGGTTTCGAGCAAATTCGCACGCCAACTGAACAGGTTGTCAAACTGCGTCACCGCAACGTATGGCTGGTACCAGTAAACATATGCGCAGGATTGGGTGGGAATGGTGACAAGCGTCGGACCTGCTGCTAGCAGCGGCTTTCCGCCGAGATTCGGTGCTACACGCTGCTCAAGATGCTGCCAATCGTCGGCAAGGAACCGATGCGAGATCACCAGCGTTTCGTCTGGGCTTTCGTTGGCCGTCCACCCGAGATACGTCACGTATCCCGCTGGCCATCCGAGAAAGGTAGATTGGTTCCGCGTGTTTACGTAAACCGACGACCACTCCGACGGCGGGTCCGGGCTATTTGCCGCGCCGCTCATTACATTCGATGCCTTGTCTTTCGTGCGGTCCCACAGAAAATCAACTTGGATCGATTGCTGCGAAACCTTCACGGCGAGCGGCTGGCCGTTCATGTCGACCGCCGTTCCGGTGATCCACGCCGTTGGCGGAAACGGCATCGTCCCGTTAGCCGCTACTCCCGTGAAAATCGAAGCGCCAGATCGGTACATCCCGACCGTTCGCTGGGACGTCGAACGGGTGATGTTAAAATAAGGCCGATTGTTTGCGTTCCAGAAACGGCTACCCCACGTGACTTTGATGATCCACGCTCGCGGCGTCTGCGGAACCGGGGTGATATCAATCGATCGGGCAATGAAAGACGCGAATTGCCCCTGCGGCGGAGCGCCCGTTGCAAACTGCGCGTACCGATCTCCTTGCTTGGGGACCTGGCTATCATTTGCGATGGCTACAACCGTCTTGATTGCAGCATCGTCGTACGTGTAGAGGAACGTCTCGACGAAATTGGTCATTTCTCCTGGTGCGCCAAACTGGATCGAGTCGCTGTCTGGCATTCGAACAAGTCGCGTCGCCATTAGTCGCCTCCCAGCTTCTGTCTGATGATTTGGTAGATGTTGTCGATGGCCATCATGGTCGCGCCACCGAGAGCCACATTTCCGCCGCCTATGAAACTCTGTCCAGCGGCAGTCCCGATGTCTGCGGCTATTTGCGTTGGCGTGTTGTTCGAGATCCAGTCGACAAACTCGCCAAACGCGACAAGGGTTTTCGCAGTCATATCGGCGAGGCCGACCGTAAAGCCGGCAAGAGCGGCCATTGCTTGGCCGATCGGCTCCTTGTTTGCTACGAGGTAGTCGGTCAAATCCTTAAGTGCTTGGATTTTCATCTGGTCGATTGCCGCCGAGATAGGTCCAAATGCCTGGCCGAGCGTTTGGTCGCTCTGCTGCTGCGCGATCGCGAGCTGATTGGCCGCGGACATTCCTTCGGCGCTGTAGGTGCTCCCAAGATCCTGCAATCGCTTGAGCTCGTCCATTGCTCCGCTTGCAAATCCACGGAGTAGGTTGGCGAGGATTCCGGCGACGGCAAGTGATTGAATGCCCTGGACTCTCTGCTGGAGAGTCTCCAGGCTCTTCATCGCCTTGGATACACCAACCGAGACGCCGGAGGCGTCAGCGGTCAGCGTAATGACGGCCTTCATGTCGGTGCTAGCCACGGTTCACCGCCTGGAGGAACTCCTCCACGCCCCGTCGGCGCCATGGGCAAATCACGTGCGCCGGCTGGCCCGTCAACGAACAGGCAACCACGGTGAGCAGGTACTCGACCCGCTCCATGGTCGTCTCTTCGCGTGCGAGGTGGAGATCGGCGTCCATGGTCGGATTCAGTCTCCAGAGGCGCCGCTCGGCGCCGTGGTAGGGCGTGGCTTCATTACCTCAGCGGCAAGCTGGTTCGCGGCCGCGACCGGGAGGTCGAGGATCTCGTCCCGCGTGTATCCCTCGCCGCCCGGATGACGAACGCAGCGGTGGACAAACGAGGGATCCGAGACGTCCGCGCCGACCGTATCGCGCAAGGTCACCGGGCGGATCTCGACGGCTCCGACACCGTCGAGATCCACCAGGCGCCAGGATGGGGAGGAGGTCGTCATGCGAGGGCCAGCGTTTCGGTGAAGGAAATTGAGTAGATCGCGGCGTCCTCAGAACTATGCGTCTGTTCTGCGCTGGTGATGATCACGGACATCGAAATTCCTCCAGCTCCAGCTCCTGAGAAGGAGAGGCTTGCCGGGGTAGTGAGATTCGGACTCTCGATGATGGTCGAGATCGACGTCTCGACGGCGGAATTTACGTACGCCTCACACGTTCCGCTGCGCTTGACTCGTCCGGGAGCGGAATACGTCCTCGCATCACCGTGCGCGGTGATGTTGAACTCAGACGCTTGTCGGGAAATCGTCACGCTACGAACCGGGATCGCAACGCCTCCGATTGTGAGGCTTCCGCCCCATCCGGTGATTGCTCTTGCTGCCATTAGGTTTCCTCCTTGAATTGAAACTCTGCGGAAAGGGTCGCGACGCGCTCCGCGTCGGGTTGCCCGTCGTCTGGTCCTGCCCTGCTCTGAGCGACCTCGAGCGAGGTCGCTACAAGTGTGTATGTCCCTTCAGTCCAGGTGCCGTCCAAGGCATTCCGGCAAACGACCGCAAGAGACCATGCGGCAAGCGCCCGATCCGCAACACAGTCGATGCGGACGGTCGCGGTGCCGGTGCCCGTAGAGGTGCCGGAGATATCCATATTCCAACGGCAAGAGGTGATCTCGTAGACCACGGCCGGGGTTGGGTCGCCCTGGCGCCGCAACTCGCAGGAGACCGGATACGAGGTCGCTGCATTCAGCTTGTCGTAGATGGCTTCCGGGAGGGTGGAGGCGCTCACTTTTTGCCGCCCTTCTTCTTGGCCGGCTTCATGATCTCGGCAATGAGGAGCTCTTTCGCGGTCTGCCCGAGCTTCGGCACCCACTTCATGGCAATCGGGCGCGAGATCCTGCGTCCGACAATCATGCTGTTTGCGCCCTTCCTGCGGGCTTCCTCACGGCGGTCGTATTTTGCCTTCTTGGCTGCGCCGATTAAGGAGTCTGCGTGTGGCATCGCCTTTTGCCAAGCGTCAGTCGACGCCTTCGCGATCGCGATACGCTCAGACTTGTTCTTGCCCTCGTAGCCGCCGATGGACTTCGCAGCTTGCTCGCGGAACACCTCGCGCCGGCGCTTCAGGCTGTTTGCCTCGGCGCCCATGGTCGAGTAAGTCGAGCTGTTCCCGTAGTGCTTAAATCCGTTCTCCAGGATGTGCCAGATCTTGGCATATCCGCCGCGCTTGTAGTTGGTGCCGATCTCGAGCGTGGCTTGGCCGGTGCGCTTGCGGAACCTGATGCGGGACTCCTGGGCGTCGGCGATCTCGCCGGTGACGAGTCCGCCGCGGCGCTTGGCCCTCGCCCAGCCGCGCTGCAGCTCGGTAGCAACCGGGCGCGCCGCCTGGCGGAGTACCTTGCGGAACGCCTTGTTTCGCGCTTGGTCGCTCATCGCGAGGAGCTTCGCTTTCACTTCGAGGGCGTAGAGCGAGGCCTTGATCATGCTGGCTCCGGGTCGATGATCTGGCCGTCGATGTTGGTAGCGGTGATGCGAAGCCGGCGACGCTTGCCGCCGTCCGGGTCCACTACGCCGATGATGTTGTAGACCGTGGTCGTCGATGCATCGACCAGGCGTCCGGTGGCCGAGATCGACGGATGGAACGCGGTCTCGATCACAACGTCCGTGCGAATTGCGACGCCCATATCGTCCATGACCTCGCGCTGGTTCGGCGTCACCACGCCGGCGAGACCGACGACGGAGTCGGCGTAGACGGTCGTACCCTGCCCTGCGCCGTCGACCGTGGTCGTCGGCACCTGGTAGGTGTATCGCTCGCGCCAATAGCCGCATCCTGCCATCGTTAGCCCACGCTGTTGGGGTTGTTCATGCGGCGGATCGTGTCGACGTACCAGGTCGAAGGACCGACCGAGTCATCACCACGGAAGCCGTACAGGTTCGCCACGCGCTCAAGGAGCGCGACCTTCTCCGCATCGGTGAGGTCGGCCTCGAGCCGGCCGGTAGCCGCCTGGTACTCGTTCCACGCCGCTGCGAGCGCGAGCGTTAGCTGCGCGTCGTCCTGCGTGTGGGTGAGCTTGAGCCACCCTCTGGCCTCTGCGACGGTCGGCTTCGTTGCCATGGGTCCTCACAGTCCGGGATGGGCGCCCCCGAAGGGGCGCCCACCCGGCTGGCGATGGGGCGGGATCAGCTCTTGATGACGACCTTGCAGACGGCGGAGAGGTCCATGCCCTTGGCATCGGACCGCATCCGGCTCGAGTAACGGACAAGACCGCTCGACGCCTGGGACATGTCGTCGACCGTGAAGGTGACCGCAGCGCGGTCGACGATGCGGTAGCCGCGCTTGAAGTCGCCGAAGAGAACGGAGACCGTTCCGCCGGTCGCAGCCGTCGGGGCGAACTCCGAGATATAGACCGGACGGCCGAGGAAGAGGGCCACCGCGCCGTCGCGGAGGATGTTCCCGTTTTCGCCGTTCAGCAAGTACTTACCGCTCGCGGACTTCGAGACGACGTTTGCCCAGGTTGCCTGGTTCATCAACCACGACGCGGACGGCTGGTAGGCCGGGTTCAGCTTGTACGCCGCGGCGACGAGGTCTTCCACGGTCGGCAAGCCGGTGGCGGCCGTCGTGTAGGACGTCGACCACGTCTCGGTGAAGACGCCCTTCGGCTGGCTGGAGCCGCTGCCGGTGGCGTAGTAGCCCTCCCAGAGACGACCGTGAGCGCGGCCGTGTTCCTGGACGACGTTGGACGCGAGGTCCCAGACGGTGTCCTGGAGGGCTTCCTCGGTGATGTCGGTGTAAACGCCGCTCTTGTAGGCGGAGAAGGAGACCTTCGAGGCGGCCATGTCGCTCTTGTTGTACGCCGCGCCTTCCGAGATCAGCGTCGCGGTGAGGCGCGTCGAGATGTAGGCAACGTCGGTATCGACGCCACGGGTCTCGACGGTCGCGAGCGTACGCATGACCGACTCCTGGTCGAGTGCCTTGACGAACTCGTTGGAGAGGACGGGCATGGTGGCGCTGGTGCCGAGCGCGGTGTTTGCGCTGCTCGCGGTCGTCATAGCCAGGCTGGTGGCGCGGTTGCTGCGGAAGCCGCCGCGGAACCACTCGCGGGTCTCGTCCTTCGCCGGGGAGGCGACGCGATTCGAGCTGGTGATGATGGCCGGCGCCTTGATGCGGGCCTCGAGGACGGACTTCTCGGAGGCGATGCGCTCCTCGGCTTCGCCGATTTCCTCGAGGATGGCGAGCTGGCGCTCTTCGGTGGCGGACGGATACTCGTTCTTCAGCTCGGCAACGCGAGCGCGATCTTCCTTCAGGGGCATGGTCGAATCCTTTCGGACGGCGGCGAGCGTCCCGTTGTAAGCCGCGTTCTCAACAAGGGAAACCTCGTGCAGACGTGCAGAGGTGATGGTGCGGGAGGTCGTCCCGTCCCAGGTGTCTTGGTTCACAACGAAACCGATCGACATCTCGGAGACCACGCCGCGGCGGACGAGATCGCGGATCTCGTTGGCGCGTTGGGTGTTCCCGATGTCGGCGACGAACGCGAGACCGCGCTCGTCCTCGGTAACGGTGAGGGTGCCGCTCTTGGTGTTGGCGAGCGGGTCGGTCTGGTCGTGCATCCACCAGAGCGAGACGTTGCCGTCCGGCTTCAGGGCGCCGGGCTTGATCTGCTCGCGGAACACGCGGCCGCGCTCGGAGATCGGCTTGCTCCAGCTGTTGAACACGGCGGCATATCCGCGGATCATGCCGTCGCCGTTTTCGGTGAGCTGCGCTCGGATCTCACGCATTGGGGTCCACCTGCTGATCCTGCGCCGCGGCGTCCGCGGCGGCGTTGGGGTCGGTCACGCCCGAGATCACGGGCTTCGGCTCGTCGAGGCCGGGCCACGGCGCGAAGCCGAGCCGGGCGCGGACGTCGTTCGGTGCGAGGGCGCCCACCTGGAGGAGCTGCGCGTAGGCGCGGCCGGCGGTGCGGAAGTCGCCTTGGGTGATCGGCGAGAAGTCGAGCGCGACCTTGGTGCCAGGCGCGGCGAGCTTTGAGGTGACCTCGGCCATCCAGCTCGCGCTCCACCCGAGGAGCGCGTTGCAGTACATCTGCGCGATCTCCGGCTGGGTGCGAGCGTCGCTCGCGTCAAGCATGGCGGACGGGATGCCGAAGATCGACGCGACTTCCTTGGCGCCGGCGGCGCGAGCGGCGGCGAGGTCGGAGACCATCGTCTGCGCCAGCTGCTCGACCTTCATGCCCTCGCCGACGAAGATCGGCGTACCGACCGTCGCGGCGGAGCCGTGCTGCGCCATGAACGCGGTACGCATCGCGTCGCGGACGGCCGGCTGGAGGGCGCCGGGGTGGCTAAACGCGAGCTTCCCCAAACCGCCACCTTGCGAGATCACCTTGAACGCGGCCTCGAGCGCGGCGAGGCCCTCGAGCGTGGTTGAGGCGGCGGCGAGCGGCGAGGTCCCCCAGTAGGGATTCCCAGGCGTCGGGAGCGCCTTGAAGTGCAGGACGAAGCCGTAATCGAACGGCTGGCCCTGGTAGTTCCATTGAATCGTTCCGTCCGTCTGCTGCTGCATCTGGACGTCGGCGGTCGCGATCGGGCGGAGCGCGATCGGTGCGCCGGACGTGTCGACGACCACCACGGCGAACGCATTGCCCGTGGTGAGGGTCTCGGCGACCATCCAGCGGCGGAGGTCTGTCCCGGTGAGGACGTCGCCCCACGCCTGGCCGGACAGGAGGTCCACCGCCGAGGCGCCCTCGACGTGGTTCCCGTCGCCGTCGGTGACCGTGACCGGGCATCGCGCAATGTCGGACGCGATCGTGTGGATGCACCGCTGGACGGCGGGGATCGAGTCGATCGAGCCGGCGTACCAATTTACAGGCGATTCCCACGTAACCGCGGGCATCGTGCGCTTGAATAGGCGGGACCAGAGCGACATGGCCCGCATTTGCAAGTATTGCGGCAGCGTTGTCTAGTGCCTTCCGCGGGACTCCCGCGGAGATTGCTAGAAGGAGATACGGCTGGCGTCCGCGCCGTACATGGATTGCGCGAGCATCTCGCGGTCGTTCATGGCCTTGATGGCGACGATGCACGCGATGAGCGGGTCGTTGTTGGAGCGTGTCTTACTCTTGCGAACGGTGACGAGTCCGGTCGGCCCGGTCTCGGTCTTGCTCGATTCAATCGCTCCACGCAGGACCGGGTCCGTGTGGAATGCGATGCGCTTGCCGCGGACGAACTCCTGCCAGATGGCCCACGCCGACCCCATGTAGACCGCGCTCCGGGGCGCCCTAGACACGGGCCACCCGTACTCCGACTCCCACCGCTGGACCCGTCCCGCCTGGCCGGCGGCGGGGTCGCAGACGATGAATTTCAGGTTGACCGTCCGGGCGACCATGGCGACCACGTCGCGCACGTCGTCGAGGTTGATGACCTCGCCGGACTTGCGGACAAACCCCTCCGCCTCCCACTTGCGGAGCGGCATCCGGGTCCGCGTCTCGTCCTCGGCCATGCTGCGGCCCGCCCACCAATGCCAGTTTCTCGACCGCAATTTCACGCCGTCCCATACGGCAAGATTCATGCTTGTAAGGTCGCATTGGGCGCCGCTGTAGCCGCCGATCGAGAAGTCAATGCCGACCATTGCCGGCAAGCCGCGCACCGATTCGAGGTCCCAATCATCGACGCACTCGTCGAAATACTGGATGGGAATGGCGGCGGACAGGTCGTTGGTAAAGGTCGACAGGCATTGCGTGTAGAACTCTTCGCGCTGCTTCGGGTCGTTCAGCTCGCAGAGGCGCCGCTCGTACTCGGCCGGCTGGATTCGGATGCCGAGCGCCGGGTTCGCTTTCGCCCAGGTGAGCGGGTTCGACGGGTCGTCGTCGGCATCCGCTTGGTGCATGACCGCCAGCGTCCCGAGCGGGAGCGGCTTGCCGTTGTCGAGCGCCTCCTCGATCGCCCGGAGCATGGCGCCGTACGGCGTGTAATACTGGTCGATATCCGGCGTCGTGATGACGAGCGTCTGGCTCCAGGGGACCTTCATGGTGCTGGAGCGAGCGCGGTTAAACGTCTCGTCCATGCGGCTGGCTTCGTCCAGGATGACAAGCGACGGGCTAATCCCGTCTGCATTCTGCGGCGTGGATGCCGCCGCCTTGATCGTGCCGGCGCTCGCGGCGATCTGCGCGGGCCTTTGGGCGTTGACGCTTGTCACCTTCCACGCCTTCGACTTGCAATTCGGGACCGACTCGAGGCGCTTCACGACGTCGACCGCCTTGTCGCGCATGGTCGCGAGGATGACAATCTCGGTCCCGCTCTTGTCCTCGCGACACGCCCGCTCGAGGCTCCAGCCGGCGAGCGCGGCGGCGATCTGCGTCTTGCCGCACCCTCGCGGGACTTGCAGGACGAGGTCGCGGGTGAGCGGGAGGCCGTCCTCCCCACGCCGGGCGACGAACATAGCCATGGCCCAGACCGCCCACGGGTCCCATTCCATGGGGCCAAAGATCCCGGAGAGGTTCGCCCGACCCCACTCCACCAGCTCGTCCAGGCGCTCGCCGTCCCAGACCACGCCCGACCCATGCTGGCGCTCATCGAGGTACCGCTTCGCCATAGCCTTGACGCGCTGCGACACGTTGCCGGCGAGCGCATCGGTCGCGTAGCTGTCGGCCACGGCCAGCGCCGAGGACTTGGCGCGGCTTTTTCGTGGCCTAAGGACGGTCGTACGCGATGG